TTAACTCATCTCGCCTCGTTTAATTATAGTTAAAGTTTAGAGTTTTTTCATCCCTTTAGTTACTATACTAAATAGCTCTAGCCAGCAAAAAAACACTACTCAAGGTCACTCCCTCTTTTTGTCTTCTCTTTAAAGAAGCTTAAAAGATTAAGTATAATACAAGGCGTAATAGCGTAAAAAAAGGTTTTTCATGGAGGTTGATACAATAAGTTATAACGCTTGGGTCGCAAAACATAGATTAAATTTAGAAAATGTCCAGCTTTTAAGAAAACAAGGGGCGTTAGTACCCTATTTTGTAGATTTCCCAGAGTTAAATATATATGCCTACACCCCTTTGCCTATGTCTATCCCAGAAGATTTTGTTAAGAGATTTGGTTTTAGAAAGCTAGAATCCCCCATCTCCTTACAAGAGATAAAAAAACACCTTGAAGCGGTACAAGAGGCTTACAGGATTGACAAGGGGGATATTGTTAATATTAAGCCTTTAAGAGAGACACCTTTAAGGGTTTTAGATAAGGAGAATGAGGTTTTGTTACTGCAGATTCCTTTACGAGTAACACAAAAATATCTAGTGGTACATTCTCAAGAAGCCCTAAAAACGGATTCTCCCAAAAGTTTCTTTGATTTTAAAGTTGAACGCCCCAGTAATAGAATGTATATAGATGCGAGGGGGTTGGCTGATGACTATGCTCAAATACTTCTCTCTTTAACTAAAGTTAAGGTTCTCTACCCCCGCCGTGAGGTGGTGATGTTTTTTGTTGAATCGGATGTGGTTAGAGAGTTTATAGACGATTTTCATATCTCTTTTATTGAAGGAGATCCGTTTTCTTACTTCTCTAACTCTCCCCTAAAAGATAATATTTTGGTGTACGATATGATAGTGTCAGATGATGACTCTTTTTGTAAGTATGGGGTTACGATAAGCTTTAAATCCCCTCTCAACAAACGCCTACATTCTTTAGCCTCGCCCCCCCGTCGCTTTATTACTAATTACAGCTTGCATCTAGCTCAAGATTATGATAAGTTAGACTTTTATAAAATATATGGCAAGCTCCCAAAACAGCATCGAGAGGCTAGAGCCTTTCTTGAGAGATTTGCACGGATTTTAAAGGAGTGAAATGGAACGCTTTCAAGCCTCACCTGTTGATTTTTCAGAGGACTTAAGAGAGTGTTTTGAAGAATCTTTTACCCTACTTACCCCCTACTTAAACAAAATCCATTATCTTGACGCTAACTTAATCTATTTGCACCTTTATTGTAAAGCTCCTAAACCTGTATTAGCAGATATTTTTAGATTGGGAGAAGATAGGATAACTAGACGCATCTCAAGGGGTATAAAGCATCTAGGGAAGGTTTTGCAAAAGCCAACTCTAGACAACAATGTCGTAAGAGAGGAGTTTTCTTTGATTTTCCCTCCTTCCTATGTGGAGCGGTTGGTGATGTATTATGAGTTAGAAAATGTACGGGTGGCTGTGAAGGTGCTAGGAGTTAATTATATGCCTTTTATTTTTAGAGCGATTGGGACTTTAAGAAGAGTGCTTGAGCAAAAAGACCTAAAGAGTGCAGAGCAGGTTATATATCGCTCTTTAAAGCATAAAGTTGATTTGTCTAAAAGATTTAAGAGCTTTGATGAGTTTTACGATATATACATCCGCTACCTCAACTATTTTGACAAGATAAGGGAAAAAAGTTTTAAGTTTGATGCCTAACTACCCTCCCCTAAAGGAGGCTTATTCGGATGAGGAATCGCTTGAGTCATAAGATGAATACGAGCTGGAATATGAGGAGCTTGAACTGCTATAAGAGCTATCACGGCTTGGTGAGCCGTTATCTCTACTCTCCCTACTATCTAAATAGCTATCCATCTCCTCTCTTGATCTTCTATTAATCAGTTTTTGCTTTTTCTTCCTGTTTAACTTCTTGGTTTCCTTCAAAATAGCCTCCTTTGTTATGATTTATTAACATTTTAACATCTTATCTTTAATAGTTACTGAAGAACTGGAGAGATTTAACTCTTTAAGCGTGTTTATTTTGTAAGGGGTTTTACCTATTATAGAAGGGTTTTTAAAGGTTAAGTTATGATAGATATATTCGACTTTTCTAATCAGCTGTTTTCACAAGAAGGCTTGGATTTAATTTTTGAGCAGATCAACCCCCGTCCTAGTCTTAACCTTAAGGCGATAGAGAGAGTAGGCGTAGTTCCTACTTTGATGACTTCAAAGGTTGTCCAGCTTTCTCCTTTTCAAAATGTGGGAGTGCAAAGTGTTATTTCAGCCCTAAAGGTACAAAATCAAGGGATAGCACATGTTTTTTATAGTGAAGAGATCGCAAATGAAGATAAAAATGCCCTTATTAGAAAAACCGATAAGCCGATATGGGTGGCTTGCACTCAACCAGATGGAAGTATAGTGTTAAGAAAGTTGGAAGAAGAGGAGGAGTTAGATGAATGCAGATAACCCAGAGAGTATAAGTTACGCGGATCAGCTCTTGAGCATGTTACAAGAGTCAAGGGAAAATTCTTCAAAGTCACAAGTTGTTAAGAAACCTGTCACAATTTCTCCTAGTACTTTAAAGACCTATATAGCAGAGGCTCTTAAAACAGATTTAGGGGCGTTAAAGGAGTTGATTCGGTTAGGGAGTGTAAACAGGTTACAAGAGCAAATATTTAATCTTAAAAAAGTGGAGGTTGATCTTCTTAATCAAAGTAATCAAGAGATTCAAGATTTTTTAACCTTGATTCGCAATGGTATCATTGGTGTCCACCCCTCTATAAGGAGCGACAAGACTAATATTTATGCATTAGCATCGGCGGAGCTATTCCACCCTCGCCTTTCACAGCCTATCATAGACCAAAAAACGGGATTGACTATACGCTTCTTTAATGGGATGCCAGCTTTTCCAGCGGAAGAGATTACCCCCTCACTTATAGAGCGATTTGCCCACTTTTATCTAGCCCCCCATATGTACAACTATATTGTAGAGAACTATGGTAGTTATTACAACTATGCACTTGGTAAACCTTCTAAAAAAGAGGCTTTACGGCAACGAAGCCAGCTAGAAAATCAGGCAAAATGGGAGGCTATGAGAAAGGAGGCTAATGAGCAGTTTATTCGATTCTATCAAAGAGCATTCAAACCAGCTGGAAAAGCTTAAAAAGGTTTTGAGTAATAAAAAACTTCCTCTATCAGATAAAGTAAAGATGATTATTCAGTTTAAAGCTGAACTTTTTTCTATTTTGTGGAAGTCTATGGAAAATAACAGGATAGATAGTAAAAGGGCTTCTATTATCGATAAACTATTAAAGGCGATCTCCTCTTTAGAAGATAGTGTTTATCGGCAAGCCAACTATGAACTGAATGAGGAGATCGATTTCCTACATCCTAAAATTCAAAAGGCTTTCTTGATCTATTTTGAAAGGGTGATAACCGCTTTAGAAGAGGAGGGCTTTTTGGATAAAAAAAGGAAAGGAGAGTATATTGCAAAAGTAGCGGAAAGGATGAGAGGTTTTGAAGAAGAGATGCAAGAGTATCTAAATGAGGAGGGGAAGGCTATCTTAAATCAAAATCAGGAGAAAAAGATTTAATTTTACTCATGTCTTCTTAATATGGGTAATTTTTGAGGTTTCTTACTCATATCCCCTTCTAAATCCACCTAAAGAGTAGATGATGGGAATAGCAAAAGCCCTATTACAACTATCTAAAAAGCTTGGATATGAGTTAAAGGAGCAAGGGGTTCAATTTAAAGATATTATCTCCTTTGCAGAGAGTGAGAGCGGGTTAAACCTAAAACTCTACGCTGGGCAAAAGTTTATCTTTAAGCTGTTTTACGGGTTACCTTTATCCAATAACAAAAAAGAGAATGAGATAGTTATTAAAGACAACTTCAACGAAAAGGTTTTATATAGGTTTAGCGAGGTTGAGTTTTTAGAATTTCTTTACAAAGAAAAAAGAATAAATGTATCTCCAGATTATATTTTAAAGAATGTAGTGGGGAATGACCACCACTTTGATGAGGTTCTCTTTGTGATAGGACGGCGAGGGAGTAAGTCTTTTATGGTGACCCTTATTATTGTTTATACGACCTATTTGCTCCTTTCTATGTACGACCCTCATAAATTTTTCAACCTCCCTTACGATGAGTTTATAGGTATCGCAATTACCGCAAATGGGGCTGATAACGCTTTAGAGCTTCATCGTAAAATCGTTAGCCTCATCAAGAGAACCCCGTTTTTTAAGCCTTTTATCGTGAGAGATGTGTCTCAAAATTTTGAGCTAATAACCAGTGCGGGGCTGGATCAAGTAAACGACATCTCTAAACAGTCTACACACAGGATCAATATCGCATCTTTTGGAGTAAGTCCGAGTGTAAGGGGAAAACCAAATATCGTAGTGGTGTTAGACGAGATTGCTCACTATATCGATAGCAATAATCAAAAGAAACTCAAGCCCCTTGATGTGGAGATGTATAGTGCTTTAACTCCCTCTACTTCTACTTTTATAGGTAGAGATGGACGCTCTTATGGAAAAATATTCTTAATGACATCTCCTAACGGACCTAAAGGTTTAGCCTATAGAAAGTATGTAGCCTCTAAAAACGATCCAAATATTTTAGCGGTAAATGTGCCTAGCTGGTGGATTAACCCAAATATCTCCCCAAACCTCATCAAAAGACTCTATGAGCAAAGTGAGTTAGCTTATAGACAAGAGTATCTAGGGGAGTTTGTAAGCTCTAATAATGCGTGGATCAAGAACCCCGATAAACTTTTTGCACAGGTGAATATTTTGCTTAAAAACTCTCTTAAAAATGGGCAGTACGGAAAGCAGTATTTTCTAGGGCTAGACTTTGCAAGCAGTAACGACAGGGTTGCTTTTGCAGTAGCCCACTATGAGCCTATCAGAGGAGAGCATATCCCTCTAGATAAGAAGTATTCAATCTTCTTGAATAACAAAGATATAGTGGTAGTGGATTATATAGGCTTGCTAATCCCAGATGAGGACTCTTTGGGGATTGATGAGATTATGAATGAGATAGTAGCTTTACATCGCCACTTTAAGATAAGCGAAGGGATATTTGACCAGTGGGCGGGAGGGTTATTTGAGGCTGAAATGAAAAAACGAAGATTAACCCATCTTAAAAAAGTTCCCGCTACCACTGATATGAATGATGAATGGGCAAAAACCTTTAAGATGTACCTCAACGAAGGGCGATTAATGCTCCCTTACTATGAGGATTTTTTAGAGGAAGTGCTAGGATTGACTGAAGTCGTGGGAAGAAATGGACGGATTAAGGTAGAAAATCCTAACCACCACGATGATATGTTTGATGCGGTTTCTAGGGCTATTTGGTTGGTACATAAAAACAAAGACAAGATAAAAGAGAGAAAAAGATTATTACATAGGGTTACGCGTCCCAAAAAACGTTATAGCTCAAAGGTAGGAGTGGTTTACTAATGGATAAAAATTCTAAAGACTTCTATATTCAAGCCACCTCATTGGCATTTGAAATTCCCACTATCAACGAAACATTAGATACCGCACTCGCTTCGTCTATTGGGGCTAATCGATATACTCACGCTACATCATTGATAAGGTCGATTCTTAAAGGAAGAGGAGTAGAAAATTTAACTCCGCTAGAAAAGGTTACTCTCTTTTCCTATCTTTATAAGTTTAACCATCTTATAACTAGAATTGTAGAATTGCACACAAAAATCCCCCTTTCCTCTATTAGGCTTCAAAAGCCCAGCGAAGTGTCTAGCCAAATTTGCAAGGATTATATTTATTACAAGTTTGAAAAGCTTTTTAACTCATCCACCTTTCAACAAGCCCTTTATATGGTAGTAAGAGATTATTGGGTTTATGGAGTGGGGGCGATATTGATACAAGATGATTACCCTTTTGATGGAGAGGTGTGGGTAGATGAGGATTCTATCGAAAAGCTGGTTAAGCCTTCTGTAAACAAAAAAACCTTAAGGCAGATTGAAAAGATTGAGGAGAAGTATGCTAACACCCCTAAAGAGGTTTCTTTTCAAGAGAGAATGGAGGTTATAAAGCATTACTTTACTCCTATAAACTCAAAAGTTTCAATCAAAGGGATAAAAAGAGTTCCCCCATCAGTGGTTTATACAAGAGGGCAAAATGAGGATATAGATTACGCATGGTACTTAATCCACAAAAATCGCCATCTTTTAAACAGCATCGAGAAGCTTATTAAGAAATACGCTTTTTCTCTTCAAGAGGGTGAGCTGATAAGGATACTTAAAAAAGCGGGGTTTTCGGAGGCGATAATTCGCGCCCACTTAAAGAATCGGAATGTGGCGACCTATGAGGCAACGAATAACCCCTTTAATCCTGATGGGATGTATGTGGCTTCGCTAGAAAGGGATTTTGGTGAGGATATAGACTCAAGCTTACTTAACGCCGTCCTAGAACCCGCTTTATATATGATGAAAGGAATACAATTTAACTATAAGCGGTTGGATGCCTCTGTTAAAAAGATTTTGATGATAATTACGGAAGATTTACCAGAAGAGAAAGCTAACGCCCTCATAAGCGAGATAAGCCAAGGGGTTCAAGAGGATGGAGGGCGTGCCATAGTGGCTAATATAGGTAAAGCAGACCTAGTTGAATTGGATTTTATGGTCAAAGATAAGATTGAGATTCAAGAATTCATAGAGGAGTTAGAAAAAAGCATTACCACCGCTTTAGGGACACCTTCTTCCCTTGTGGGAGGAGAGGACACTTATGGGAGTCAATTCCTTAAAATAGAGCTTCTATCTAATGAATATGTGATGTTTAGGAATGTTATTAAGCGGTTTATAGAGGAAAAGATTTTTAAACCTTTAGCAATAAAGTGGGGGTTTGTTACTTTAAATGAGTGGGGCGATGTTATCCCTATCTACCCTAAAGTTAGGTTTGATAAGATTTCTTTAGCTAGAAGTAGTGAGGATTTTCAATTACTCATGGAGCTAGTACGAGATGGGAAGCTCCCAGTGAAATATCTTTTAGAAACTTTAGGGTTTGATTATGAAGAAGTTGCAAGCTACTTACTCAAAGAAAAAACATCTATCTTTAACGAGTCTTTTGTTAGTGGAATAATCAGCGATGCTTCAGGAGAAATTTCTGCTCAATTAGCTTCTAACCCAGACTTTATCAAGCGTATCGCTCAAGAGTTAAATCTCCCAATCCAACCAAAGGAAGAGGATGACGAAAAAGAGAAAGAAAAAGAACCTCCTACCCCCTAGAATCGATTTACGCATGGGTCTTTATAAGGGAGAACGGAAGTTAAAACGCTCTTCTAGCCCAGCCCCTGAACGCTCTAAGGCGATCTCTTCTTCGCGCCCGTTTGTGTGCGATGAAAGTGGGAGCTGTTCAATAATCACGCACTCTCAAGGTGTTTTAGATGATTCTAGAGGGGTTGCGTTGAGGTTTGACACTTCAAAGTGGCTCTTTACACAAGCTACGATTATATACTCTGTCAAACTGGAGGAGAACCCTCCCTATTACCTTTCCCCTTTGAGCGAGCAGTTTGTAAACAGCCAAAACATAGCTATCTCCAACGAGAAACTAAAGCAGTACTATCAAACCTTTATCGGGTCGCATAACTTTGTAAATCATCGTCAAAATCCTCAAGAGAGTCGCGGGTTTATTGTTGATGCGTACTTAAGAGAGATTCACCCTTATCCAGAACGCCCCGATTTTTATGTTTATTATTGTGATATTTTAGTTGCCACCAATTGCGAGGCTGATCCCCAGCTGTGCCAATTGATTAGGGATGGTGTAATCCGTTTTATGTCTAAAGGGGTTTTATTTTCAGCTTCGCAATGCTCTAAATGCGGAAGATACGCTTTTAGTGAAACGGAAAAGTGCGTGCATTTAGAATTACTTTTGGGAGAATATTTTATCGATGAGCGGGGGATTAAAAGAAAAATAGTTAGACTTGTTACGGATTATCCACCTAACACTGGAAGTATAAAGTTTAATGAGGCTAGCTTTATCACTAGCGACCCCGCTTATAGTGGAGCGGTTGTTAGCCATATAATTCCTATCTCAAGAGAAGAGGTTATTATCCCCACTCCTTACTTTATTTTAGAGAGAGATGGGTTTTTAAGATGGGCTAATGAGGTGGAGGTAATCCCGAGAGCAATGCAGGCTTTAAGCTCTTTAGAAAGCTGTGAGCAAAAGATAGTACAAGAGATAAAGGAGCGGGGTGTGGTTATAAATAAGGTACATCTGATTATGGGCGGAGGATGGAGAGAGGAAGACTTGTATAGAGCTACCAGCCCGCCAGATGAGAAGATGGTGATGTATTTTTTAAGAAGATATATCGAAATACTTTGTAACACTTCTTCAACTTCTGCTTTAAAAATTTTTTCCTCTTTACCAAAAGAAACCAAAAAAGAGTTTTTCTCTCTAGTGAAAGATGCTGTAATAAACTGGGAAGGACGCTTTTAATTAACCTGAATCTACAACTATAAAAAATAAACAAAGGAGTTTTTATGTCTCTTACAAAACAGGGTTTACTTACTATTAGAGAAAACGGAATGCAACTTCAAAGTACGCTGGTATGGGTTGCAAAGTCGCTAGAAAAAGGCGTTATGGACTACACCATTGCAATGGGCAATTTAGAGGCGGTGGAAAAAGCCTTGAATGAGAATTTTTCTATGCTAGAGGAGCTTTTTCCCGATGAGCTTTCAAAGTTTAAAGCCTTAATAATCAATCTTGAAAAGACTTTACTAGATGAGGATGAGGATATACAACTTATTGCTGAAACTTTTGCGGTTTTTACAATCCTACAACAGGCTTTAGATTATTTGAGTGATTATATTTCCACATTGATAAAAAATGAGATAGGAGAAGAATATGAAACAACTCAAAGTGCTACTAGCCTCTTGGGCAAAAACAGCCCTCAAGACTATGATCTCCAGCCTAAAGTCAAAAATGTTATCGGAGCTAACTCAATGGCTCAACCGCAAACTAGCCAACCTCAACAAAAGAGATCACAAAGAGAAGATGTAAATTTATTTAACAATACATTGAGCCAAACCTCACAAGCTAGCACGCCAGCACATCAACCCCAGCAAGGGCAAAGCCTTAACTATCCTCAACCAGCACCTATTCCTTCCTACCCAGTAACAGGAGGGCAGGTTCAACAACCAGCTCCACAACCTTCTACTCCATCGCTTCAGGCTCAAAGTCTGCGAGAGAGTATCGCGGTAGAGGGGTTAAAAAAACAATTGTCTCCCGCGATGCCCACTCCTCAAGGAGAAAGGGAGAATATACGCCTAGCACTTGCGAGAATCATGAAATTTTAAGGAGGGTTGAATGTTAAAAGTTTTTCTTAGAGCGGGAGGGGCTATTCCTCTTCCTCTTCCTATCCAAAATAAGTATTACGATAGCTCTTTAGAGTTCCAACAAGATGTTGTTATCAAGGATTTCAAAAAAGGGCGTATTGTAGCTCTAACGGCTGAAGATGATGGGGAAGAAGTTTTAAAGCTAGCAGATGGAGGAGTAGAAGGCGAGATACCTATTGGTATTTTGGAAGAAAACGCCTTCGGTGATGACTATGCGGATGCTGGAGCTATGCTTTCTAGAAATGTAGCAGTTTTGATGGGGGTTGGTAATGTGATAGCTACGGATGAGGTAGTTGAAGATACGATTAAGCTAGGGACACCTCTTTATGTAGGCACAGGCGATAATGTTGGTCTATTTACCTCAACTCAACCCACGGATGCAGATGGAAATCCTATTGGGCAAATAGTTGGGGTTGCCTTAAGTTCAAATAATACAGCTGATAAGACGCTGGTGATCAAACTTATGATATAGAAAAGGAGGAGATATGTCTAGCTCTATAACTCATACTGGGGGAGGGTTGCCAGAATACACTTCCCAGCCTATACAAGCCCATAATGTGGATTCGTTTTCTTATGTAGGCTTACAAGAGCGTACCGACCCTTACTCTATGCAAGCGGTACAAAGCACTTATAGCACAGAATCAATCCCCTATATAGACCCGAAAAAGAACGCTAGCCCTTACCTTACGCAGTTGGCACAGAGTCAGCAATCGGCATTGTCAGCTCTTTATCCAGACACAGTAGAGTTTTACGATTATGTAGAAGAGGTTAAAAATCTTTTAGAAACTTCTGCTGGTAGGAGCATAGTTGCCACAGAAATGAAAAATCTCTTAATTTCTGCGAGAGACTATTATGCGGTAGGAAGAAGGGCATTGATTGTAGATAATATTCCGCCAGAGCAGTCAGCTACTTATTTAAGAGAAGAACCTCTAATGGAAAACCCATTTATGGTCAAAAACAAAAAGGGAGATGTTGTTAATATTGGGTATGACACCACGGAAATACTAGTCCCAACCATACAACTTGAGGCAGAGGCTACAATCCCAGTCAAAGATATAAAGCGGTATGCTGAAGGGTTGATGGAAAGGATTAAGTATGCAACGATTATGAAAATCTTTAAGCAGGAAGATAAGCTTATCTTTGGTGCTTTAATAGAAGCTGGAATGAGCGAGCTAGGAAACGAGGTGATGTTCTTCACAGAGGCTGAATTTGATGTCGGTGCTTTAAACAAGGCGATGTCTGCTGTACTAGACCGCCATTCCTATAACACTAGTCGAATATTTATCAATCCTAGTTGGAAGCATATTTTTAGGAAAATTGTTCTTGACGCTGGGGCTTCTCTCCCAATAGATGTAGCCGATAGAGCTTATGCTGGAAGACTAGGGGATATTTTTGGAGCTGAAATCTTTTTCTCTAATGTAATTCCAGATGACACCATTATCTTAACAGCTTCTCCACAGTTTACTGGTAGGTTGCCTCAAGATTTTGATCTCACTGCAATCCCAGTATCCAAAAATAATTCGGAGTTAGGTTTTAAAATGCTCCTAGGTATTGGAGTTTTAGTTTACAACCCTAAAGCGGTAGCCATTATTAAAATATCTTAAGTAATAAGGAGAAATTATGGAAACAATTAAAGTTTTAGCTCTAAAACCTTTTGCTGTATTTGTTAGCGGTAAAAAGATAACTGCACAGAAAGGAGAGGAGGTAGAGATACCAACTTATTACGGGAAAGTCCTTTTAAAGAATGGATTTATTCGTATCATTGAAGGGAAGCTAGAGCCTGAAACCACGCAACAAAAACAAGCTTCTCCCGTTCAATCTTCTTCTACTAAAAAAAAAGTAACACCTAAAAAAGAGGAAAGCAATTCCCAAACGCTTCCTAAATCAACCACCACTAACGATACAGCTTCTCAATTAGAGCAAAAAAGTTTATCGGAGCTTCGAGAAGAGGCTATTAGCAGAGGGTTATCAGTCCCTAAAACCGCAACTAAAAAGCAACTATTGGAGCTTTTGCAAAAATAAAGGCTTTTGAATGGATTTTGATGAGCAAATACTCCAGCAGATTATCCAAAAGGTTAAAATTAGAGGTAGATTAAACGACATCGAAAACCAGATCGCCCCACCGAATGATGAAGAGATTTTAGAGGCGTTTGAAAAAGCTTTCGCGGAAATCTCCCTAGCTCTTACCCCGCTATCCTCAAGTAGCATTGAGAACCCATTAATTAAGGAAATCTTAATAACTTGCACCGCAAAGAATGTTATAGAAACCTTAATATTCCAATGGACAGCTCAAGGTGTTGAGGCGATAGTAGAGGGTTTTTCTATAAAGGATAGACTCAATGATTATCATTCCCTTTTTAAGCTTTTAGAGGAGGAGTGTGATAAGAAAATAGGGGAGATGAAAAAGCGTTTAGTGTATATAAAGAGCTTTCGCTTCCCAACCTATCCCCCTACCAAGTTTGGATAGTTATGTCTAGGCTCTTTGCTCCTATTCAAAAAGAGCTGTGTCGAGTTATTAATGTAGTAATTGACACGCTAGGGGTGCAAGCTGAGGTGTTTTATCCTTTAGAAGAACGCTCCTCTTATTCAGCCTCTAATACCTACTCAATATCTTACCCAGAAGCTCCTAATTACATCGGGTTGGTGTTTATTAGGGAGATGTTTGGCTCTAACATATTTCAATACGATTTTATCGATGAGCTGTTGATGGAGAATAACAATAGGCTCTTTACCAGATGTGATGCTCCTTTATTTCCCAACCATTCAAAAGTGGTTTTAAGAAGCTTTCTTCAAGGTAGCGATGGAGAAATAGACTATCCTCAAAGAAGCTCCCAGTATAAGATTGAGCAAAAGATGGAATATCGCTTTAACGGCGTCCCTTTGCTGGTGTACTACGAAGTTTCCCCAATCATAACCCGCGATACGCTCCCTAATACAAACGAGATACCTATTTACTCTAAACCTATATCCACATCGGAAGGGATTGATAAGGAGTTCGTTGATGGGTTATTTGAAGAAGAGGACGCCGATAAACTGCTAAACCAAAGACATATAAGTAAGTTCTTTTTAAAGGATGATGATTGATAACACTATTGACTACCGAGATATTAGATGGGCTTTGCAACCAATTAAAAGCGATTAAGGTCCGCTACTACTATAAGCGTTCTTCTCAAGAAGAGCCTTTGATTTTTTCTAAAGCCCCCTATATCAATGAGGGTATAAGTCATTTAAGAGGAGCAAATAACCCATCGATTGTTGTGGGTATGTGGGATAGAAGTGGAGCTTGGATTGCTAAAGACGACAAGGGAAGGGAAGCTTATCTTCAGTCTCCAACTCCAGATATGGCTACAAAAATAAAGATGAAATATTTAAGCTGGACGATAGATGTAACTTTTTTAACTCAAGATGTACTAAACCTAGAAGTTCTAGAAAATCAGTTTTTAATAGAAATGGACGGGGTTCTCCCTTCAGAGGAGCTTGAAATTACTCCTTCACTTCAAGATGTAATAGGGGCGGTCGCCATTAAAGTTGATGGGAAAATATCTTTAGTAGACAAAATAGAGAAGCTACCTAGTCAAGATTTGGGAGATTTATGGAAAATGGAGGTAAAAATTGATGTTACCGCTCCAGTATTCTCCTACATTTTAAGAGATTATCCAAAAATCAAGGATGTTTATACCAATCTTAAAGAGATTAGTGGCGAAACCAATATCGCCGACCTCTCTACCATTCATTTGCATCAAGAATATGCTAGCGATGGCTCTATATCAAGTAGAGAGATAGAAATTTTAAAGAAAGGAGGTTAGTAGATGACTACCCCTTATTTAGTAGCTAACCCTAAAAGAGTACCGATTTATGTGGAGTATAACGGGGAGAAGATCATATTTCCTCCCCAAGGTAGACGGGTTTTTAAGTTGGAGGATTCAGATGTGGAACGCTTTAAAAAAGCTGGATTACTTTTAGCAAAAGGAGGTTGAGATGGTTGGGATGGGTAGTCCGCAAATAATCATTCAAGAGTACAATCTTTCCGTTTATATCCCGAATGCAAAAGGGCTTACCTTTGCGTTGATTATGGATAGCGAGAAAGGGGAAACTGGGGAGATACATGTTGCCACAAACCCACAAGAGTTAATAGATCAAGCTGGAAAACCTAGTCCCGAGAAGTACGGGGTTGGTATCTATTCTGCTCTTAATGTTTTAGAAGAAACCAACCGCTTGCTATGGGTGAGAGTTGATAAAGGACAGCTGTATTCTTCGTTGCTGGTAAGAGGGAAAATCGCTCCTGTTGTAGATAAAGATAGTTATGGTTATCTATTGCCAGAGCCTCAAGTAGATCCAATTGTAAAACCTAACGGCTCAATGAGTAAAGAGGATTGGGAAAAGTTTGAATTTCCACAATATCCAAGAAAAAGAGAAGTTGGACACTTTGAGCCAGATGTGCATTTAAAACTTATCCCCACTCAAGGAGATACGCGTATCTATGTGGACAATGTATCTAATGCTCAAGTAGGGGATTACATCACTTTCAAAGACACAAACGATATAGCAGATAGAGAGGAGGTTTTAAAATATAGCTACTACCTCATTACTGCGGTGGGGGAAGAAGTTATAACCCAAGACTATATCGTTACTCAAGACCCTATCCCTAACACAATTCCAGTAGGTACAGAAATTAAAAAGGTGATTGAGCAGGGAGCAGATATTGGAGCTACTCTAGAGGCAGATGCTACGGCTGGAGACACCACTTTATCAGTCAATGATGCAAGCTTATGGAGCGTTGGGGATAGAGTAACTTTTTCAACTGACATGAAGAGCGGGGTTTATACGATTTTAGAGATAGACTTAGATAATAACACTCTAACCATCGACCCCTCTTTAAGCGATAACTATCCCCAAAGTAGTAAAGTTTATAAAGTTGTTAAGCAGTATGTAAGCTTCAACTATCCAGTACATATTAAATGGATTGACCCAGCTGACAACACCCGCTTGATGGTTGATTCTAACGACCCGATTGCGGAGGGAGATGTTTTAGAGATCAACGGGATAGAAACCACTTTGAGCAGTAAATATCAACTGGACAACAAGATTAACTACTTCGATTTAGATAAAGAGTATTCCCCTGATGTAAAGCTATCGGTAGGAGATGTAGTCTACAAGCTAATCCACACAGACTGGGAATATAGAGACTGCTTTTTAATTAGAGCTGAAAGCGGGGGAGAGTGGGGTAATAGAATCAGTGTAGCAATTTATGATAGCAAGGTTTCCATCCCAAATACTTTTGTAGTAGCGGTTTATGTAGATGGGGTTCAAAAAGAGGAACACTTATGTTCTCGACGCAAGCAAATAGATAGCAGGGGTCGCCAACTTTTTATAGAGGATGTTATCAATAACCAATCCAAATATATTCGAGTTAAAGATAATCCTCTTATGATAGATGAAAATGGCGACCCAGTTGAACCATTAAGAACCACTTACCATTATATCCAAAAAGAAAAAGAACCGCTCTATTACAAAGTTGCTACTGCTGTAGAGTCTATTTGGGATAAAGATAATTACATACGAGTTAACCCAGAAGATATTGTAAACATCGATGTTTTAAAGCCTCTTCAAATAGCTGGAAAGTTGTACGATATTGCTGAAATTACAAAGTCATGTGCGGAGTGTACTTATGACACGATTGTCTTAAAACAGCCTATCGATTTGAGCGATATGAGCAACCTGCTCCCGCTTGATAGAAAGCTAGATATAGGGACGGAGCTAAAACAAAGCTTTGATAGAGCAAAAGTTATCGATGTTTTTCTTTTAGACTATCAAGACAACACCAACTACTATATTAGCATTAAGGGATATAACGGGACAATCTATCAATACACCTATACGAGTGTTAGTGGAGATAACGCAACGGCAGTATTGCAAAAACTAGCAGACGCCATAAATGCAGACGCTAACCCTTTTGTGGATGCTAGTTTAACTAGTAGTGGGACATTAAGATTAACCGCCGATGTAGCAGGGGTTGACTTTGAGATCACCGAGACTAACCTCTCCTATGTAATCGTTGTAGAAAACGCGAGAGCGTGGCTTGTTTATCCTTTAGAGCGTGTTGATGGCTCTATTTATGCAGATGCTACTATAGGAGCCATTGTAGAGATAGATGGTACAAAATATATCGTTTGGGATGCTGGAGCAAATAAGGCAACTGGTGGAGACGATGCAGGTTATCCAACCATTGGTCAGTACTTACTTGCTTTAGACCTCTTCAAAAATCCTGAAACCAGCAATTTTATAGCCTTTTTAGACGCGGGTGTAACAGAGGTGGCTTATGCTCAAGCCATTACCCAGATGTGCGAAAAAAGACAAGATTGCGTAGGGTTGTTAAGTGTGTCTTATGAAGCTCAAGCTAATCCTGATATACAGGAGGTTATTGAGTATAGAAAAAACCTAGGAATTAACAGCTCTTATGCGACTCTTACAACTCCATGGGTTAAGATAGTTGATAAATATAACGATATAGAAATTTTTATATCGCCTGAAAGCTTTGTGGCGAGGGCTATCGCGAGAACGGAGCGAGAAAAAGGGATATTCTATCCTGCTTTTTGGTTAAAAAGAGGAAAAGTTTACGCTCAAGGATTGGGAGCAGACTATGATCAAGGGGACAGAGACCTTCTTTATGATTATCAAATCAACCCTATCTTTAGACACAAAAGCGGTCAGGCTATCATTGGAGGGCAAAAGACTCTTACCCCCGAACCAAGTGCACTTGATAGGCTTAACACAAGGTTGTTACTCATAGTGTTAGAGCAAGGGATTAAACAGGTTTTAGATTACTCAATTGGAGACTTAAATCTAGAGTCCGAAAGAAGAAGAGTTAGGCTAAACATTGAAACCTACCTCATCGATGTAAGAGCTAAAGGAGGAGTTGTCCAGTTTAGAGTAGTGGTAGATGAAACCAATAACACCCCTCAACGCATCGCTAATCATGAATTTTATGCAGATGTGTATATAGCTCCTTCTTCTGCTATTGAGTATCCATTCTTAAGAATTGGGGTAACACGAGAAGACAACATCACAAAAGTAAATATCCAGCCTCTAGTAGCATAAGGAGTAAAAGATGTCTAAACTTCGCCTAACAGAACATCTAAGCGATGAAACCCAACTCACGGGGTTTTGGGATATAGTGATCGGTAGCGGTCCGTTAAGTGAATTTGCCTCGGATTTGGAAAAGTTAGTGGTAGAGCTTACACATCCAAGCCCTACCTATAACAATCCTATCGTAGATACAACAACTCAACCTATGGTGGTTCCAGGCGACATAAGCCGTATAGTAGAAGTTCCCTTTCGTTTTAGGGAAACTACAAAGTTGCCAGTTAGTAAAGCTATAGAAACTACTTGGAATAAAAAGTATTATGAAGCTAGCGGTGGAGATGTTACTGGGAAAAGTGAAGGCTACGACCCTTTGTATCAGGATATAGAAGCGATGCTACAAGATAGAACCGATAGTACAAATGGTACTTTAAAGTTTTATAAGGGGCTTCCATCTAGTTATGAAGGCATCACTCTAACCCCTAAAGGGGATGCGAATGTAGTGATGTATATTACGCTAAATATTATGTTTAACTTCTACACCTTCGAGTAAGATGACCTCCTCTTTAAGAAGTACTTTAACCTTTGAGCCTTATATCGAGCATAACTGGTGGGTAGCTTTTGAAGGGTTTGATGTAAGAAATAGCGGGGGAAGTATAGGGCTTGATTTTCCCGCTCTTAGTGTAGAGGAGAATGTAGCCTCCATCGAATACGACGCTCTCTATGTCGCTAATAATTTCAAGGTGGAGTTCCCCCGCAATATAAGCTATTTGGGCGATATTACAATAACTTTTTACGATGATGGGAAACGCCCTTTACTTTTAGAGCGTCTTTTGCTGGTATGGATTGATGAGGTACATTCCCACAACACGATTAACTCCCCTCAAGATGTAGCCAAAGAGATAACTATTTATCGTAGCAGTCGCACTGATAGCAAGGTACACTCTAAATATAAAGTATTACCGCCAAGAAATCTTGATAGCAATCAAACAAGAGAGGTTAAAGTGTATAATAACACTATCACCTTGCCAATTGTGCAGGTGTTACAACTTTATGAAGAATAAGGAGGAATATTGGCTACACCAAAGCAACCCCAGAAAAAGATGCGTTCAACTAAAGGGATTAGAGTTCCCAAAATAGTATTTAGCCCCGCAGAAGATTCTGTAGAGCTCAAAGAAGCCCCGTCTCGCTTTCTCCCGTATCCAACAAATAAGTTTATCATTAGAAGGCTTACTTTAGGAGAAGTTAAAAGGTTTGCTAAACTAAATACGCAACCAAGCGTAGAGTTAAATATCTCTCTTTACTCTTCAGCTTTAAAACAAGAAGACATTAGGCTTGAAGACACCATTGTAGTTGATACAAAGTGGCTAATTTTAGCTATAACAGCCTTGACAATGCAAGAATTTCAGCTAAATGTAAGTTACTTTTGTCCTAATGAAAACTGCCCTCATAATTCCACCCCTATTGAAGATACTCTCGCTTTAGAGGACATAGAATTTGAGGAGCTAAAGGCTAAAAGTTTCACTTATCAGGGTAAAGACTTTTTTCCATATAGAACAAAAGATGAGATTTTTTTGGAGAAGGCTCAAGAGGATATTAACGATATACTAGAAGATAGAGGGCTTCTTCCTGATGACCGCGAGATGATTACACTTACTTTATGTGCAAATCCTGAAATAGCAAATAGTCACTTTGGCTCTTTGGAAATGAGTATCGAGATGTTTGAGAGAACGCTAGAAGAAATTATGCAGTTACCCTATTTTCCTAAAGAAGTGGCAAAGCTATACGCTGATTTAACACCTGATATAGGTCTTATCGATAGGGTATGCCCATCTTGTGGAGCTCAATTTAAATTTAGATTTGAATTACCTTTAAACAAGGCTTTGCTTTAAAAACATCTCCTATAACGACATTATCGAATCTATTTTTGAAACGATTTTAAACTCCGAAAAAGCTTTTGGATATAGCGAGCTATTAAGTATGCCATTTGATGAGTTTATATATTTTTCTAACTTATCAGAGCGATATATGGACGAAAAGATAAGAAAATTGGAATCACACATTAAAAAAATGAAAAGGGGGTCTAGATGGTAGAGAAAGGAGATCAATCGGGTGGCACTATCCAGCCCGCTAAAATTATTGTCGATACTCTTAAAGAGGAGATACAAACTGGCGTAATCGCTTTAAAAAAAGCTTGCGAGTTAAACGACAATAATACCCCCTCTGCCTCTATTCAACCCTCTTTTTCATTTGGGATTAACAGGGAAAATCTTTATCTTAAAAAAGAGGAAGCTTATCTAGAGGCTACAACCACCGACTTAACCCCCGTTGTAGAAGAGTTGAGAAACGGCTTTGATTCTTTAAAAAAAACTTTGCAAAAAAACCAAGAGCAGGTTCAAGTAGCCGTATTAAAAGAGGTAGAAAAGTACCAAAAAGAGGTTTTAAGTCAGATTGAACCCTCTATTATAACGATTCAAGATAAGCTTAAGTATCTTGATAACAAAGTGGAGAGAGTAGAAGAAGCCTCTATGATGCTTAAGGAGCGAATGGTTGATGAGGTTTTACCTTCTCTCCTAGCCTTAAGCCCTTTAAAGATGCTTCAACAGCAGTTGGAGAGAAAAGATAATAATGAAGCATCTTCAAGGGGTGAAATAGGCGGTCTTTTGCTAGACTACCTTGCAAATAAGAAAAAAGATAAAGTAAGCGGGCGAATTGCTAGGGTTATAAAAAAGCAGACCTTACAAAAAATTACCCTCAAAAGCGTTGAAAAGTTTCAAGAGGAGAGCAGTAAAAAGGGGATTAAAGAGGGGTTTAAAGAAGCGTTAAGATATGGAGGTTCTAGAAGTGCAAAGGTTGTTAAGGCTGTTTTTAGCAAAAAGACACCTCAACCGCAAAGCAAACTCACCGCAACCTTAACACCTGAACTTAATATATCTTCAAAAGAAATTCAACCTCCTCAACCTAGTTATCCCATTGTACGCTCCCGCCCTTCTTCAACCTCACTAAACACCCTAACTAACCAAACCCAAAACACAATCACAGCATCGCTTGTAACAAAAAAAGAGTCTTTTCCACTAGTAAGTCGAACCCTCTCTAATGCAAAATCATTAACAAAAGGGGCTCTTAAACGACTTCCAGTAGTGGGCGGATTGGTAGAGGTAGCATCTACCGCAAAGAGCCTAGCTGAAAGCCCTACGACTGCAAAACTAAAAGAAACCGCGGGGCAAGGGATAGGTGGAGCAGTCGGTGGAGCGATAGGTGGAGTAATTGGGGCTTTAATCCCTTTACCTGCTACCTCTATCATAGGGGCTACAATTGGCTCTTTTGTGGGCGAAAAGATTGGGGGTACAATCGCTCACCTCTTTACAAAAAAAGAAGACTTTCTCCCAACGTCTATAAAAAAACTCCCCCCATTTAGGCGGTTAGAAGTTGTTACACAGGCTATCAATCAAGCTCAAAGAGAGCAAGTAAACATTTTTACAGGTGAAGCTTTCAACTCTAAAGAGGAGTTAATTTCTTTTATCAAGAATTTAGAGGCTTATAAAAAAGAGGTACTGCGAAAAGAGATTATCCCTACTATTAGCCATCTAAATCTTTCAAGCGACCCAGTACAAACCATAGCCAAAAAGTTTAAGACCAACAAAGAGACTGCACAGCTAATCTATTCTCAATGGCTCTCTACAACGCAAAAAAGCGACATAACCTTAAAAAGTAAAAGCGATTCAGATAAAGAGGTACTTGCAAATCTACCGCTCTTCCTACCTTCTTCTCAAGAAAGCAAGGAGAGCCGAGTAAAAATCGCTTCTAAAGCAGAGGTTTCTTCAGCTACGCTCAAGCCAACAAAAGAATCGCTTTCTTCTAATATTAGCAATGCAACTATATTTTTAAGAGATAGTATAACAATGGCGGACGTAGGCGATGGAGAGAAATTTAAGGCGATATTGTTTAATCAACCATCGCTGGGACAGCCAACCATCGCGGGGCAGCCAACCATCGCGGGGCAGCCAACCATCGCGGGGTCGCCCGCCTCTTTTAATGTTGCAACGGCTCAACTGCAACCGCTTTTATCAATAACAGGTAACCAAGGGCATAGTTTAGCATTAAAAAAAGAGGAATTAGCTCTACAAAAAGAAGGCTTCTTATCTAGCTCTATTAGTAAACTAACCTCTATTATCAATCAAACCGCTCAAGATTCTTTTAATAATATCAAAAAACAAAACACCGCCCTTTTGGAAATAAGAGATAAACAGGAGCAACTAGTAGACGCGTTTACTGGGTTTATTAGCTCTAGCGAAAGGGAGAAAAACAAAGATTTAACAAAAGAAAAAATGGTCTTTGGGCGGGTTAATACTAAAAGCGATATTAAGTTACAGCCCTCCGTTTTTGCAAAAGAAGTAATAACTAAAAAACTTCTAGACACTAGAGAAGGTGGCGTATTAACTACGCACACAACGCGACTAGAGCGAGATAGGTTCTCCCTTCAAACAGCAAAAGAGAAAATTATCAAAAAGGATCACCTACAAGAAGCTCACACAAAAGAGAGTAAGGAAGTCTCAGGAGAGAAAAACAGCTACTCCTCTTTAGCCACTCAATCATCCGCCTCTTTATCGTTTCAATTTAGTAAAACAGCTCAAAACAAGTTAAATAAAATTAACGAGCTAACACAGATTGCCCAAACTAACGCTATTTGGTCAGCAGTCAATAGTATAGAGCAAAATAACAAAAATAAGATAACAAAAGAGCAAAAAAAAGCAGTAACTCAAGTAAATGGGGTTATAGATAGAGAAAAAGAGAGCAAACGAGAAACGCGTGCAGTTGTAAACATCATCCCGCCTTCATCTTTAAAGACACATAATCAGCAGTTACTTAAGAGAGATGGGGAGGTTATTGTAATTCCACAACTTAAAGAGTTTCGTAGTAGCCATATAACAACCCGTTTTACACAAAAACATCCGCCTCCTAAACCACAAAAACAGCCCCCAGAAGGTTTTGTTTATCTCAAAAGAGGGGGCAACTATACGAGTAAAAGCGAACCTTTTTTAAGAGAAGGGTCTAGGGAGTTTGTAAGAAGCAGTAAGATAGAGGTAATTTCAACGCCTTTAGTCTCCTCTAGTCAATCTTTTAACCAGTCCCTCTTTTTGCAACCTCAACAGCAGGCGTTAACAGCTTCCAAACTATCATCTAAAGAGTCGTTGAGGGCGATTGAGGCAACCCCTTCAATAGAAAAAACAACCTCCACCCTTTTAAGAAGCGACTCTTCTAATGACTCTTTGGTTAAAGCTGGAGTTAAAGAGTTTTTTCAGGGGACTGCTACTATCTCTACAAAACAGCAATCTTTAAAAGAGAGGGAGAAGGTTTTACCGCTAAATAGCCAGCAGTTGCTTAATAAGACATCTCAAAGATTGGAAGCGTCTGCGACCTTATCTAATAAGCAAAGCTCCACTGCACAGGTTGCAACTATAAACAGCCTCTCAAGTTACTATGATATTATAGATAAGATGAGTAGAGAGGCTTTAACTTCTTTTCTTTTATACCTAGCAACATTCCATAATATAGAAGCTCCATCTCTTAAAGATGTGCAGTCGATAAAGCAGTGGTTAAAGAGTTCTCCTAGTTTGTCTCCTATATTAAAGAACTACCAAGAATCAAATCGATTACAAACCTCCCTAACGCTAATTGCTAAAAACCGATTTGATGAGGATATTTCAAAAGGGTTCGTTAATGTTGTAAACAGCTCTTTAAGTAGATACTCAACGCAAAAGGTCGATAATGCATTAAAGCTATTGCAAGGAGATCCAAATACAGCTCTTTTCTTAACTCTTCTCCAAGCTCTTAATTCTCAATCTAGCAATAATCTACAAAAAAGAGGGGAGGAAGTTTTAAACCTATCTCAAGCTTCATATACCCAAGCAAATGGTTTGAGAGCTACCAAGGGAGGATTAAACACTCACCAAGTTCTCAACACCTCTAACGCTATAAGCTTGACAGCTTCACACGAAAAAACCACCCCTTTTGTAAACACTAAACTAGGAAAAGCTTTTGATTTAACCCAGATTGTAAACTGGTCAAAATTAACAGAGTCAAAAGCACAGAACTCTTTTCTTTTTGCAAAAAACGCTAAATTAGAAAAGCCTCACTCTTTTACAGCCCAGATCGAAAACCTATCGAATTCGAGGGGTTTAAAAACAGGTACTCCGCTTCTTTTTGTAAAAAACAATAAACTAAAAAAGCCTTACTTCTCTAGTATAGCCCAAATAACAAACTTATCACATTTAAGAAGCTTAAGCGACTCTCCTCCCTCAACCCCTTATATGGCGGAGTTTTTTAAGAGTGTTACAGGGGAGAGTAAAGGCGTCGAGGCGTCAAGTTTCTTCAAAGAGCAAAGCACAGGTTTAACTAAAGAAGCTATCTCTACCGCCTCAATTTCTACCGCTTCGCAAGCTAGCACCGCCTCTTTAGGGGAAGAAAACAAAGGGAGTATTTCAGCAACCTTTAACCTTGCCTCCCAAGGCTTAAAAACCTTAAAAAAAGATGAGGTGGAAGCCAAACTTTTAGCGATGGTAAGAAAAAATGAAACGGGTTCTTTTAAAGGCAACTACTCCCTTGCTAAAGATATAGGCGATGGGGCGGGGGTTTCTTTTGGAGCGTATCAATTTACCCAAAAAAGCGGTATGATAGAGAAGTTTCTAGAAAGGTATGCTCAAAAGACTCAAGATGCTAGAGTTGAAAAGGTTTTAGAAAAGCTCAAAAAGGGAGAGGTAAGCCAAAGAGAGCTTATTTCTTTATTGGGTAGCATTGGAGGTACAAAAGAGGGGATTGCGATCCAAGATGAGCTTGCTAAACAAAACTACATTACCCCCGCCTTGAAACTAGCGAGTAAATACGGAGTAAAGAACCCTAGAGCGATAGCCCAAGTTGTGGATATGTCTATAAATGCTGGTTTAGGTGGGGCTAGAAGAATGTTAGAGCTAGCAAAAGGAAAAGTTGATGAGGAAGGTATAGCCAGTGCGAGGATAGCTTACTATCAACAACTAGCTCAAAGAAACCCCCGCCTACAAAAATTCTTAAGAGGGTGGATAAATCGCGTTAGTAGAGTAAGCAACGAAAGCCAAAATCTTTTTATCCCCTCCGACTCCGCTTCCGTTTCATTAGCTTTTAATATGCCCAAAACAGCAAATCGTCGCATAGAGTATGAAGCCTTGCGGGATAGTTTGCTATTAAAAGAGGCGAAGGATAAAGAGTCTAAATCTTCAAAACAGCAACCCACATCAACAACACCGCCACCACCGCCCCCAAATGTATCAAATCAACAGCTAATAACTCCAGCCTTTCAAACCCATACAAAGCAGGTCGTAGATAATTCTAGCAGTTATGTACCAGACTTTGCCTTTGAGTTGTTTTTAACAGGAGCTGGGAATAGGGGGTAGGAAAAGGAGATAAAAATGTCTAAACACAACTCCGATCTTATCTACAATTACGCCTTTAGCCCATCCTCACCCTTTTACCAAAAATATCGCATTAAAATACTGGGGGGAGGAGCTTTGACAACCAGTGGGAAGATTTGTGAAGGCATATCGACAACTCAAGTAAGGTTGGATTTTGGAGCTATTTATAATGGTAAACTCAACACCTTATTAGCCAATGCTCATCAAAAAGTTATGGAGATGGGTAAGAAGCTATTTAAAGAGTTTAACTACGCTCAAAGTACACTAGGGTTAGGGGGAACTTTTATTAGCGATGTATCGGTAGCGGACACTATTGCAACTTATAGCAACTCTGTAAAGCCTACAATAGTTTGCGGAATGGTTTGGGTAAGAGGAGTCACCCCTAATCTTGATGAGATGTTAAAAACCACTGCAGAGCTTATCGCCCCATACAAAATCAAGGGGTGTTATATCTCTTCTCCCGCAAATTATCGCCCAACCTCACCCTGTAAAGATGGAGTAGATGATAGCAATACTTACAGAATCTATTTTGGGCAGTGGCTTTTAGTTAGATTGATGCTACCCGTAGGCGTTTCAATAACCCCCTCACAACAGCTTCATAGTAGCGGGAAGCCTTTATATTACATCGTTTCTTTTACTTTTGAATCTGCTAGAGAATTAGAATATTCGGAGATTGCCAGATGGTTCGTTTAAATTCAGTTATTCCTTATGATGGACTCTCTTTTATTAACAACCCCAAAATCCCCAGCCCTTTATTAGATAAAATCCTATCCTATCCTAAAGAGAGTGCTATAAACAACGGGTTGGGGTTGAGATTGGATCAATTAGCCGATATGCTTTATAAAGATGTTGATTTATGGTGGGTGATAGCGTTGTATAATGGGATTGCCGACCCTTTCAATGTCCCTAAAACTATCATCTATTATATTCCAAGAGAAGACTTATTAGAGTTGATACAAAGCGATTAAATCAAACTTTGTGCTATAATGTGAGCAATTTATTAAAGGGAAGCTTATGAGAATAAGTTACAGACGATTACAGGCGACCTATGAGCATTTTTTAGCCGATATAAAGAGAAATAAAAGTATCTCTCAACTCTTTCAGACAAGCTATTTTTTCGACTCTTTAGCAGAGCGTATTATTCATAGCCTAACAAGCTTTGCTCCTAAAATAAAGCCGTACAATGTAACAAAAGCTGGTAATGAGGGGTTTTTATTTGTTTTTAAAGAACCCGATAGCTCATATACCACTTATAAGCTTTTATTTAAGAAGACCCCTCAAGGCGATTTTTGTTTATGTTCAAATCTAATTATTTTAGCAAAGAAGAAAGCTCAACTTAAAAACCCGTGCCTTATAAAGAAAAGGCTAACTTATGTGCCGATGCTATACCACACCATTAAGAAAGATGAGAGGGTTAAACTGGAGTTTGAAAATATCTTCAACCAGAAGAATGTCTCCTTTGTTTTAAACCCTAGAAGAGCAAAAATAGGGGGGGCGTATCTTCAAAAGGTGGGCTATCAAATTCTAGCAAAATCTGTAATTAATCAATGTCGTGAAAGTCAAGGCGGAATATGTGGGGAGTTTTTAGAGATTACTAATAAACCCCGTGTCGATTTTAATGAATGGTTGCCTTTGTATGAAAATATGCTTAAGTGTTTTAGGGGAGAGGGTTGATAACTAAAGATGGAGAGTATCGCATAAAAGTCGCCATTAATAGAGTAGACCTTCTTCAAAATGAACTTATTGACCTTTTTTGCCACTTTGAGCTAGGCAATAAGATGGCGTGGTGTGATATAACCATTAGAACGAAAAGAAAAGAGGTTTATAGGCAAGCTTTATTTGAGATGTCGATAATTGATGTTATGATCCAAAGTGTAGATAAAAATAACGCCCCCGTTGATAAGCAGAAGATGAGGTATTTTCTAGCCGATAATGCGATTAAGCTTAACACTCAAGGCAATGAGCAAATCTATGAAATTAAGGTTATAGGGGTGGTGGATGCGTGGAAATATTTAGGTTACCCCGATACAAAATCCGCTAACTCCCGCCTATCCTCTCCAAAATTTCTATCTAAACTTAAGTACTGGGAGGGAAACGGCTCAAGAGGGAGTGGGAGCTTCAAGCTTGAAATAAAAGACGGGTTACAAGGAAAGGCTACCGACTGGATGTATTGGTTGCAACCTAATATAAATGGTCAAGAATTGGTTAACCAAGTGCTTTTACGCCCACTACTGAAAACAAACAGCAATAAAGGAGGAGATAGAGAGTATATCTACACCTCAAGCGTAGAGTTTGATGATGAAGGCAATCCCAAGCTGGTTTTTTATGATGTAAAGCTACGAACTCAAGCCTTTAGCCCCCCTTCCTGTAAGCTTCCAGCTCCCAAAGGATACGGAGTGCAAAGCGTTCCTATGATTTTCTCCTTTAAAGATGGGGATCAAGGGAAGGTTAGATATTCGGAAGTTTCTCTAGACATAAAGGGGGCTACTTACTCCTCAATGTATTGGCAACGGAGCGGGATGGTTTTTGATACAGAGGAAGGGGAATATACGATTAAAAGAATAAAGCAACCTAAACTATTTCCCGATAGTATGGCTTATAGCTCTCAAATTGACCACGATGGGTCTAGTGGAACGCCCCCACCTCAATACACCCTTTTTACAAACTACTCTAGATGGAAAATGGAGTGGCACAGCACAAATCACTACAATATGAATTATAGCTTACAAAAGTTTCAAATAACCGCTACTTTGTTGGCATTGAGAAAGATCAATATCACCGCTACCTTTAGGGGTAAGTTTATAAAAGCTAAACCTATACAGATTTGCAAATTCGAGATACAAGAAGGGGTAGGGGGCGACACCTTAAAAATTGACCCTACTCTATCGGGGCGATATATGATTACAAAGGTGGTGTATGGATTGGTAGATAGACAACTTTTTACTACAATAACTGGAAGTAGAGATAGCTTTGTTGGATCGTAAACATAAAAGGAGAGTGAAATGAAAAAGATAGAGACCATATACGAGCCGTACCCAGCAATAAAAGTAGATGTACTAATAAAGAAAAACAATTCTTTTGAGTCGATTTGGGAAGCTTCTTTACTCCCTATTACAGAGGTAAAAACCTATAAAGACCTAAATCGCCACTTCAAAAAGGTTTTTAAGGTTAGCTTAAAAGAGGTGGGATTAATTCAAAAACTAACAACCGACAAGATTGAAAAGCCGTTACACAAAGAAATTTTTTTTAATGATTTACCAGCTGTTATCCGCGACTCAATAAAAAAAGTAAAATACGAATTGCTAGATAAAGCTCACGATGAGCCGTATTTGCTTTTACTGGTAAACCCTTTCGCGAATATCTTAATAGAAATACCAAAATTAGAAGAGGCAGAAGATGATGCGTGAGAATTATCTTGAGAAAAGAAAAAATGACCAAAGTTTTGAGGAGTACTTATTAAGTTTTCTTAAAGAGCATTTTAATAACGAGTACACCTTGAAAGAGTTTAATATTATCCCTCTTGACTTTAAAAAGCCCCCCAACAAAATGGTTGCGTCGATAGTGTTAGAGAAAGAAGAAAAAGGACAGCAATGAGAGAAGACGCCCCTACCCTGTACTCCTATGAGTTTTTTAAACCATATAAGCAGTTATACGAGGGGGTGGTTGTAGATAATGAAGACCCTAAACAGCTGGGAAGAGTAAAGGTTGAGGTAACGGGATTAACACTAGGAATAGATAAAAAGTACTTGCCATGGTATAACATAATGCTCCCAGCTTTTTTGGGCGGTAGTATGTATACTTCACAATTTGCAATCCCCCAGCTCAATACTAGAGTTTATGTGATGTTTCCTAGCGATGATGTTTACGCTGGATTAGTAATAGGTTCAGTGCTTTCCCGCCCCACTAGACCTTTTGATCAGTTAAACAGAGGTGCAGATTATCTACATCCTCAAGCTCAAGAGCATCACTTTACCAAAAACTGGGATAAGGCAGATGCAAAAACAAAAAACCAAAAACACTGGTCTCCCGATTTTAGTGAAGATTACCCATATAGCTGGGGATGGGTCTCTAACGCCTTTTCGTGGTTTAAAGAGAATATGATAAAAAGGACAATAGAGTTTGTACACAACTCCTTTACTAGGTTTAAAATTTATTCCAATGGAGATACTATTATAAACATTACTGGGAATTTAAAGCTAATCGTAGAAAAAGACTTTTATCTAGAAGTAAGGGGTAATTATGACCAAATCATCAATAACAGCTCCTATCACCACACTATCGGGAATAAGGTCGAAGTGGTGGAAAAGATGAAATTTTCAGAGGCAAAGATGGGTAGGAAAGAGAAAGGGCAAACTATCGTCTTAAACTAGGAGAGAGAAATGGAGATTTGGTATTTTTGCACCGAAGCTGGAGACGCTTTAAGCTCCTTAAGAGCGAAACACCCCGATATTTCTAAAGGAGAAAAAATTCTACATAATCCTAAATATTGGGACGCTCTAGCGTTTGTGCAAAGCATCTGCCCAACCTGTATGGAACGACTACCAGAGATAATGGAAAAGATACTAAAAGCAAAAAAGTATCGTCAAGAAGGGTGCTGTCCTGATAGTTGCGATATTTTATCAATGGTTAGAGCTTTAAGACCCGTAACCCCCGAAAAACTTTTAGACCCATCTTGGAAAGCGGACGTAAAAAGACTCAACCATTTCGTTTGTTGTGTAAGAATTAAAGTTATAGAGGAGTGGATCAAAGATACTAACACCTACCCACATATTGCAGAAATACCAAGTTTCTCTTATAAAGGGTTGATGGATTTTAAA